GTACAGACTGCCCAGACGCAACTTGATCCAGCTTTTGAGGCCTTCGGGCACATCCGCTGCGCTGCCATACCCAGCATCAAAAGTCACCGAGACGGCACCGATTTGCGGCAAGGCCACAGGCCAGATCTGACCAAACACCGGGGTGATACGGGCAGGCTCACAGGTCTTGTCCACCGTGTAATGGGCGGAGGGCATGACTTGCGAAACACCTGCCATGTCTAGATAACGAATTTCCACCACCGATTGCAGGGGTGACTTGGGAATCAGGATGGCATGCCCAGGCAGCGTGAAGGTCTGCCCTGCGGGCACCCCCATGAGGCCGCAGCCTGGAAAGCTGTCGAGCACCATGCGCCAGCGGGCCGTAACCAGCTGCCTCTGGGTCAGCATCTCGGCGGCCTGGCGGGCTGCAGAGATCAGCGCCTGAATCAGGGCATCGTCGTCGTCAAAGTCCACACGTAGGTGGAGCTTGGCCTCGGCCAGCGAGATGGGCTCGGCCGCTGGCGGGGTGATCAACTGCATGGGCATGCACCTCTCTCCCCTTCAGATCAAACGATCTGAGCTACAGCAGCCTGGTTGGCTGTTTCGGCTGAGGCCAGTCGCGGATTGACGCCCAGCAGCTGCGCCGAGGTGTTGGCCGCAGCAGCAGCCACCGTGACCACGAGGCGAACGAAGACAAAGCCGTTGTTCACATCGAGCTCTTCAGGGCGCAGGTTGATGAGCGCCTGACGGTTGGCACCGTTGCTCGCCTGGGTGAGTTGCGCGATGGATTTGCCTGCCACGTCCTTGGCACCCGTGCCATTGGTGTCCTGGGCCTGCTGCAGCTTGGCGTCAACAGTGGCACCTGTGGCTAGAGCGCCGGTTTGAACCAGCGCCAGCAGGCCATGGTGGGTACTGAGCGACACCCAGCCAGTGTTGGTGACACCCGGTGCCTGATTGCCCGGGTCGAGCGTGGCCAAGATGGACAGCTGCTCGCTGCCTTTTGCATTGGGAAACATCAGAGTTCTCCTTCAGAGTAGGGCGACGATCAACGTGCGCCCAGTTGGACAAAGGGCGACAAGGTGGCGTTGCCCTTGGCCGGGGCAATGGGCGCAGCGATCTTGGACTGGCCGTCCATGCGGAACGTGGTCCGAAACGCCGTGAGGTCCGAGTCAAAGTACAGGTGCATGGAGGTGGCCGTTTGCATGCCTCCGGCCTTGGTGATGGTCTGGTAGTAGGACAAGTCGGCCAGCAAGACATCGCCCGCCGCAGAAAAGCTGTTGGCGTGCTGGGAGACGAACACCGGGCGGCCGAGCAAAGTGCCGTAGGGCGAGACCTGGATACCCCCGACGGGCAATCCCGTGGGCAGGTAAATCGGGTAGTTGCCCAGCATGAGCGTGAAAAGAGCTGGCAACACGTCGTTGTTGACGATCCACACCGCCTTGCCAAACGAACCCGGCGGCAGGCGCGAGATCATCTTGGCCAGGTTCTGGGCCAGAAGGGTCTGGGCGGTCTGGCCCGACTCCTTGGCCACCGTCACCGTGGTGGCGTTGGTCATGCAGCCCACCGGCAGACCGGTGCCCGCGCCAAACAGGATCGACTCGTTGGTCTTCCAGCGAATGGAAGTGGCGATCTTGTCGGGCAGGTAGGTGGACAGCGCATTGGTGTCGTCCAGCAGTTCGTCAGTCACTGGCACCAGGGCCATGAGCTTTTTGAGGCGCAGGGTAGACAGACCCAGCACCGGTTTGGTGGCACCGGCCGGATTGGCTTCGCCTTGCCAGTAGGCTCGGATGCCGTTGGTGCCCCAGGGCGTGGTCTCGTCTTTGGGGAAGGCCATGGTGTTGCCCGTGATCTCGACGTTGTCGGTCAGCGGCAGCAAGGAGTCTTCACCCAGGGAGAGCTGGAAGATTTCTTGAGCGAATTGGGGCGGCACCAGAAAGCCACCGTCTTGCGCCGAGCCTTCGCTGCCAAAAGAGGCAGGGGCGACGGCACCGCGACCGGAGCCAATCAGGAGGCGCTCGTCGATGGCGCTGCCGGGGTTTTGCGCCTGACGCACGGTTTTGAGGAAGTCGCCCACGGTTTTGAAGCCGTGCTTGGGATCGGCTTCGAGGTTGTCGGTGACGGAAATCACCGTGGCGGTGTGACCATGGGAGACTGCTGAATGGGCCACATTGGCCACGTTAGCCATATGTGCCTCTTCGGCGATCAGGGCTGCCTCGCGGTCGATGGCAGCCGATGCTGCCTCGATCTTGGCCTTAAGGGCGTTGAAGGCATTCAACTCCTCATCGGTCATGTCGCGCTCTTCAGATGCGGCGATGTCGGTCAGGGCACGGGCGTCCTTGACCAGGGTGGCTTTGCGAGCTTGAAGCTCGCGCAATTGCTTACTCATTGGTGTTGCTCCAGAAATAAAAAAGCCGCCCAGGCAGCAAGCACGGGGCGGCGGTTTGAGGCGCGACCAACGGGTCGCAGGTGGTCGGCAGCCCTCAACGGAGGACTGCTGAATTGGGGAAACGGAATCTGTTCGAAGTCAGATCAGCGCGAGGGCTGCTCGTGCCCGGCCAAGCCGGGAAGCACCCGATGGCTTTTGAGAGACGGCCGACTTTTGCATCTTGGCCAGCACATCGTCGAAAGTGGCAATGCCGTCCACCATCTTGGCGGCAAGCGCCGCATCGGCACCCAGCACCCGGCCTTCGCCCATGCCATCACGCACATCGGCAACTGAGACGCCTCGGCCTTTGGCCACAGCTTTGATGAAGGCGTTGTAATAGTCGTCCACACGGGACTGCATAAAGGCCTGGGCCTCAGGATCCAGCGGCACATATGGGTTGCCCTCGACCTTGAACTTGCCAGCAGAGATCAGGGTGGGCTTGACCCCCTCCTCTTCCAGCGCCTTCGAGTAATCAAAGTGGGCCTGCCAGACACCAATGGAGCCCACCTCACCACCCGGGGTGACGTAGAACTCACCAGCTGAGCAACCGATCCAGTAAGCGGCCGAAGCGGCCAGGCTGTTGGCAACAGCCACCACGGGCTTTTGGGCCCGGGCTTTGACGATCTCGGCGGCCAACTCGGCCACGCCGTAGACGCTGCCGCCGGGGCTATCGATGTCGATCAGGATCTGACCCACCGTGTCATCCGCCAGGACCTGGCGCATTGCGCTTGTGAATTTCTGGGTACTGGTGCTGCCCGGCCCCGAGATGTCATCGACCATGTTGCCGCGCTGCGTGACCACGCCATACAGAGGCAAGACAGCGATGCCAGCTCCGGTATGGGAAGGGGCACGGTCTGTTGCGAACTGTTTGCGCGTATCCCGCAGCACCCGGTCCGTATTGATCTGAAACAGCGTCTCGTCGCTGGGGGGCACGTCAGAAGACCAACGGGTGAGGACAGCAGTCATCGCCTGCAGACGCTCGGGCATCAATGCCCAGGGCGTGGTCAAAAATTCAGAGATCAGAAGTTGCTTGTTCATTCATGCATTCCAAGTTCGATGAGCGCTTGCGCCAGTGCATGCTCATCGGTAGGTGTTTCAATATGGGCGGCCCACTGCTCAACCCGTGAAGGAGTCAACCCAAAAGTCTCAGAGATCAAATTCACTTCTTTGGATCCGATCACACCGGTCCTGCTGATTCGACGGGCCAGACGCTGTGCATTGACATGAACCAAACCCCGCAGCCTCTGGTGAATGGCCTGATCAGACCCGGGGTCTGCGTCAGATGGGATCGTTCCGTCTGCCGCTGCACGCTGTGATTCCAATGCCTCGGCCGCGTCTTCTTCGACCATATTGAGCGGTCGAAGGGGTTGATCCAGACCAGAAATCGGATTGAGGTTCTCGGCGATACGGGCCTCGTTGCGGGTGAGCCAGCCGTTTTGGATGCCGCTTTGGTAGTAAGCCGAGCGGCTGGCCGCGTCACCGCGCATCAGGTTGGCGAAGTCAAACTCGATTTCGAGCTGATCGCCGTCCAGCATCAGGTCCGCTTCGATCGAAGCCTCCCAGCGCTCGGCCCACGGCGTCATGGTGTGCATGACGAATTCCAGGCTCTGCTGCTCGATGTTCGAGAATGTCGCCCGATCCAGGTCCGCGATCATGTGCGGCGGCACCCGAAACAGGCGAGCGATGTCCGTGATCTGGAACTTGCGCAGCTCCAGGAACTGGGCGTCCTTGTTCGTGACGCCCACCTCGTGGAACTTCATGCCGTTTTCCAGCACCAGCACCTTGCCCCGGTTCGCTCCGGACTGCGCCTGCTGGTAGGACTCACGAAATACCTTCTTGGCTTCGGCGTCCTTGAAGTTGCCCGGGAACTCGATCCAGCCGCCCGTGGGTTTGGCATCGTTGTTGAAAAACCGGGCGCCATAGTCCTGCGCGGCCAATGCCATGCCCAGGCTCTCACGGGAAAGCTCGATGGGACTCAAGCCCAGCAGACCGTCCGAGGACAAACCCCGCAGGTGCCAGACCTCGCCGCGGGGCAGGATCATTTCGTGGCCTGCCTGGTTCTGAATCCGATATCGGTAGTCACCTTCAGTGAGCAGTTCCATTCGCACCCGGTCCGGATGGATAGGGATCAGCTCGGTGATCTCGCCCCGGCCGTTGGCCAGAATTTGGCAGAAGGCATTGCCACGCAGGGCCAGGTGCCCCTGCAGCATCTCGCGCCACTCGAACGGGTTCTGGTACCGGTTGGGCTTCTTGCCCAACAAGCGGTAGAGCCAATGGTCCGTCACCCGGTCCTTGCCGCCATCTGCCCGAGCGCGATAGACCACCAGAGGCAGCGAGGCCATGGTTTCAGACAGGATGCGCACGCAGGCATAGACGGCTGCCAGGCGCATGGCCGAATCGGCCGAGACGCGCATGCCCGAGACGCTGCGCACCGACACAGGCTCAAAAAAGAAATCACCCCATGGGGAGCGATCACTTGCGGAAGCCTTGAATCGGTCAAAGAGGTTGAAGATTCCCATCGGTAGTGTCAGAAAACGCACCTGCCGTCTCGTTAGAGCAGCATCAGCTCGTAGTCGGATCCCAGCACCACCGAGTCCCCCGGTTTGATTGCCCGTGAGAGGGCCATGATCAGTGCCACGATGCCGTCGATCTTGTTTTCTGCTCGCTCCTTGCGTGGATAAATGTTGTCTTTGACGTCCGTGTGAGCCACCACGTTGCTGGCCATCCAGGCCAATACCGGGTCGCCGTCATGGACGAGCTTCTTTTGCAGGACCAGGGCTTCAAGCGTCTTCATCGGTTCGCTGAAATTGAGCACCGTAGGACGCACCTCGATCATGGGCAGGCCCTCGGAGAGCATCCGGGTGGACAGCTGTGTGGCCTGAAACGGATCGAAGGCCACGGCCTCCACTGAAAACCGGGTTGCGATGTCCTGCAAATCGGCCTCGATCCAGCTGAAGTCGATCACGTTGCCCGGCGTCACCGACAAGCGTCCGGTATGGGCCCAGCCCTCGTACTGGCTGTTGCCCGCAGCCTGGACCGTGTCCTCAGGCAGGTAGTACTTGCCAAACACCGCGTATGCGTCAGGTGTGTCAGGGTGCTGGAACACCATGACCAGTGCCGCGATGTCCGTCTTGCTGGCCAGGTCCAAGCCCACCCAACAAGGCTGGCCCAAGAACTGGTCCAGCTCCAGATCCGGGTTGGTGCCCGCGTCCCAGGCCCGCATGTCCATCCAGGCCTTGTCCGCGCTCACCCACTCGTTGAGGTGCTTGGTCTTGAAGTTGTTGACCGCGCTGGGCAACTGCATAGCCTTGGCCTGCAGGGGCACCAGGATCTCTTCGCGCACAGAGATGCCCCAGTTGGGGTTGGCCTTTATGAGGGAGTCCTTGATCGTCCAGTCGTCCCCTTCATCGAGGCCGTAAATGATCCCGAACTGAGAGTCGTCCTCGAACACCCGGTTGAGCAGCTTGGTGACAAAGCTTCGAACCTCGTAACAAATCCCCGAGCGGTTGCTGCCAGCCGTGGTGATCACCCACAGCAGCGAGTTGTCCCGCTTGCCGGTACCGGTCTCCACCACGTCATAGACCGTTCGGGTCTTGTGGGCGTGCAGCTCGTCAATACAACCGAAGTGGATGTTCAGGCCGTCCAGCGTGGAGCCCTCAGCTGAGAGCGCTTCGAACTTGGAGCCGGTTTGCAAGACATTCATGTTGTGCGCCCCGACGTTCACCGCGAACCGGTTCCGAAATCCCGGGCTCAGGCGTGCCATGGTCTGGGCATCGCCAAAGACGATGCGGGCTTGATCGCGGGTGGTGGCCAGCGAGTACACCTCAGCGCCGCCCTCGCGGTCGGCTGCGAGCATGTACAGACCCACCGCCGATGACAGGGTGGACTTGGCGTTGCCCCGAGGCACCTCGATGTAGGAACGCCTGAAACGGCGCTTGCCGTCCGATTTGACCCAACCAAATACCGTTGACAGAATGAACACCTGCCAAGGCTCCAGAACAATCATCCGGCTGGCCAGTGGTCCTTTGACGTGAGGCAGGCGCTCGATGAAGGCACAAAGGTTGTCTGCGGGTCGGTAGGGCCTGCCGTACCGATCGAGCAGCTCCGGGTTGAACTGGTAAATGCTGCTCTTGCGTTTGAAACGGATCAGGTCATCAAGTTGACGCTTGCAGGCTTTTTGAACCCACTCGCAGGTCAGGATTTCCTTGGAGACGACGCGTTCTGCATATTGCTTTGCGCTGGCAGCGTATGTGCTCATCGGTCCTACCCAACAATGTCCTCCCAGAGATCGAGTTCTTCGCCCGGTCGCTCGTTTGGAATGGAAATGCGCGAGCGAGACGCGGGGGTGAATCCCATCTCGATCGCAGCCTTGGTCATGATCTGGGCCTGCTTGTTGGCAATGGCCAGGTACGGCGACTGCATGGGCACACCGCTGTGGGGTGCCTTAACCAAGAGTCCCGTTTTGCCGATACCCGCCTGGGCCTGCCGGTATAGGTCTGCCGCACAGGCCCAGATTTCCAAAACAGACATGTCCAGCTTGCGAATCAGGGTGGGCGGCGCACATTCAAGCGCGTAGCGCCAGGCAGCCTTGGCACCCTCAGGCATGTAGTCCGGAGGCTCGACCAGCAAGCCCTCTGGGATGGGCTCGTGGTAGTTGGTCCGGCATGGCTGCAAGGTCCCCTTGATCTGCTTGACTTGAGTCGGCAGTGGCTTGCGTCCGCCCATAAATCACCCGCTTGGTTTGATGTTCATTTGATGCACGGCCTTTGCTGCGCAGAGTCTTGGGAAAAGGGGATACCCCCCCTTGTTCAATTTGCACGCACAAAAATTTGCGCAAGCCCACGCATCTTGGGCGCCAGTCTGTAGAGATTCAGACCCCCTCCCCCCTCAGGACGGGGCCTGGTTGCGCAGGGATGCCGTCTCTGAGGCGGTCTTGGCGTTGTGACAGGGCACGCACAGGCTTTGCAGGTTCGCTCGCTCAAAGCGCTCACCGCCAAGCTTCACCGGAACGATGTGATCGACCACCTTGGCTGGTTGCAACAAGCCCTTGGCCTGGCACCTGCAGCAAAGCGGGTTATCCCGTAACACCGCTGCACGCGTGTTGCGCCACCTGGCCGATTGATAGAAGCCCAGCTCTGTGTCGAACCCACGCCGCGCACGTCCGTACTCACGGTGCACTTGGGGCTGGTGATTGGTGCAGTAGCCGGGCACGTTCAGCACCTGCGCGCAACCCGGATATCTGCATGGAGTGGGCGCACTTCGCGGCATCTCAATCGGCTTTCAAGGAATAAGCGACAGCTTCAAAAATTGACTTGGCTTCATCTTGATTCAGAGCGTCAATGCTCCACATCCAATCAACACAAGGAGAAAGCGCATGAAATCAAGCCAAGAAATCGACCAGCTGTTCAATCGCATCGCGAACGAACACCTCTACATCGAAACCCTGGAGACCCAGCACAGAGACCGGCTGGATTTTCACGAGGTGGCGGTATGGGGCATCAAGTGCGCGCTGGCCGCAGCCTACGCAGAAGGGATCGCAGCAGGAAAAAAAGTAAAAGCAACAAGGAGCAAACAATGCAACTGACAGACACCCAGCGCACGCTGCTCAAAGCAGCCGCCAAGCATCCACAAAAGAAACTGGTGGACTTTCCGGAGAACCTCAAAGGCGGTGCCCGTATGAAAGTGATCACCGCCATGATCAACACGCAGTTGATTGAGCCCTGTACCGATGAACCCAACGTGTACATGGCCACGCAAACGGGCATGCAAGCAATCGGCATCACAACACAACCGGCAACACCGATCACAACCCAGGCCACACGCACAACACGTGAGGGCACCATGCAGGCGGTATTGATTGACCTGCTCAAGCGTCCCGAGGGGGCCACGTTGTCGCAAATGACCGAAGCAACTAAATGGCAAGTTCACACCGTACGCGGGGCAATGGCTGGCGCGCTCAAAAAGAAGCTGGGGCTGGAGATCACCTCAGAGAAGCACCCCGGCACAGACCGCATCTACCGGATCACCACGACAACCGTTTAAGGCTCACATGAAACCCATCATCTTCACCATTGAATCTAAGCCCACCACCATCCTCTTTGATGGCCGCGAATTGCAAGTTCAAGCGCTCGGCATCCCGCTGCCCTTTGGCAGAAAGCCGTCAGACATCTCTGAAATCGCCGCTGTCGGTGCCGACGCGGTCTACGTGACCGACATCCGCGAGATGGAGCCTGAAGAGTTCGACGGTTTCACGATGAACCTGCACAAGAGTCGCGACTGGCTCAAGGGCAAAGGAGGTTATTACGGTGATGGCAGGCTGTGTGTTGCAGTGCATGCGCCCGGTCGTCCCTACCTGTTCATTGATCCGTCTGGCGGAGATAACGTCCGCTATCTGGCGCGTCTTGGCTGATCAGTCTCAGATAAGCAACTGATCAAAAAGATTTGAAGAATCGCTTTACTTCGTCCCCAAGTGAAGCGTTCATAGAGGCATCGCAACAAGGAAAACCATGCACATCAACACCACACCGACAACGCAAAACGAGGCCTGGGGCTTTTGGGGAACGATGGGTGGACACGCCTGCGTAGCCTGGCCCGTCGCCATGCAACAAATCGCAGAGACAACCGGCGAACCTCTTGAATCGGTCCGGGCATTCCTGGACAGCAAGCAAGGCAGGCACTTCGGCGACTCGGTCCGAGACGGACTGGCCGGTGGCCTTGCGATCGATGCTGCTGTCGCCCAAGCCATCGCCAAATGGATGGATTGGAAGATTGGCCGACTCACGGCGCGGGAAACTGGCATCCCACGAGGCCTGCCCTACCTGACCGGCTTTGTGATTCACTGCGGCTTGGATGAAGTCTGCTACTGAGCCACAGGCTCGGCATTTTTAGATGTAGCGGCGTTGGCGAATGAGACGCCATCGTCCTCACGCACCGCCTGCTGGCCGGTGTACTCCTCCCAGCGCTTGATGATCACATCTACGAACTTGGGGTCCAGCTCAATGAGGCGAGCCTGACGCCCGGTCTTTTCACTGGCGATCAGGGTGGTACCGGATCCGCCGAAGAGGTCCAGCACGATGTCCCGGCTCTTCGATGAATTCTTGATGGCCCGCTCGACCAGCTCGACCGGTTTCATGGTCGGGTGCAGGTCGTTGACCCGGGGCTTGTTGTAGTTCCAGATGTCTGACTGATCACGATCACCGCACCAGAAGTGGTCCGTGCCCTGCTTCCAGCCATACAGGATGGGCTCGTACTGTCGCTGATAATCCGCGCGCCCCAGCGTGAAAGTGTTCTTGGCCCAGATGATGAACGTGGACCATTTGCCTCCTGCTTTGATCCAGGCCTTTTGCAGGGTGTGCAGCTCGGACGAGCTCATGCACACGTAGCAGGCACCCTTGGTAACCAGAAGCAGGTTCAGGCAGGCGTCGTAGAGGAACTGGAAGAACCCCTCACCTAGATCGTCGTTCATGATGCGCCGGTCTTTGCCGCGCATCTTGTCCTTGGCACTGTTGCCGTAGTCCACGTTGTAAGGCGGATCGGTGAAGGCCATGTCGGCCAGATGGCCACCCATGAGGCGCTCCACATCCGACAGGATCGTTGAGTCGCCACAAAGGAGGCGGTGGTTGCCGAGAATCCACAAGTCCCCAGGTCTGGAAACAGGATCTACTGGTGCTTCTGGGATTGCATCATCTTCAGTCAAACCACCGCCTGATTCATCACCGTTGAGCAGCTCTTCGAGCTCCTTGTCGGTGAAACCCATCAAGTCCAGATCGAAGTCGGCCGCTTTGAGCTCGGCCAACTCCAGCTTTAAGAGCTCGTCATCCCAGCCAGCGTTCTCGGCCAACCGGTTGTCGGCCAGGATGTAGGCCTTCTTCTGCTCGGGCGTCAGGTGCCCCAGCTCAATGACCGGCACCTCCTTGAGACCGAGCTTGCGCGCAGCCATCAAGCGACCGTGGCCAGCAATCAGGCCTTTGGCACCGTCCGTGAGGATCGGGTTGGTCCAGCCGAACTCGGTGATGGAGGCTGCAATCTGTGCCACCTGGGCATCGCTGTGAGTGCGAGCATTGCGTGCATAAGGGACGAGCGCGTCCACTGGGACCATTCGGATCTCAGGATGATTCATGGGGGTGACCGGTAAAATCGACCGCAAAACGAGAATGTTCTGCAGTGCAAATCAAAGTAGTTCGCGGGGTTCTAGCCCGCAAAAGCCCGACTGAGGCCACAGCATCCGGAGCAGGCTTTACGCCGCTGATTGCTGGGACCTACGAAGTGGGATCAGAAATTCATGGCCGCCTGGAAGTTCTCCGCGAGGGAAAACCGACTGTGTACCTGCCACTTGAAAAGCTGGTGGAGTACGAGGCCGCTGGAGAAATCGAAGTTCATCGATAGGTCGGGTGCGGTGCAGTTGCTGCACACACACCTTTGTCGACCGTAGACGAAAATGTAGCTCAAAATCGCCGAAATGTTGCAGCATGTTTTGGCCTCAAAAACCGCGCATTCACTATACAGTTCGAATTGCGCCGCGCATGCACGCTAAAACACGCGCATTCCCCCTCTAGCTGGAGCCGCTCAAATTTTAAGTGGCACCTCCCTCTTGTTGAGCAGATCAGCCAGAACCTGCATGTCCCGCTTCCAGCGTCTCCACGCCGTGGTGCGGTCACAGGCAAAGCGCTTGCTGATCTCCACCCAGTCAAAGCGCTTGGCCCGCATCCACACCAGGTGACGCTCGTCCAGTTCCAGCAATTGCACCCAACGCATGACTTCGAGCATGCGCTCCACATCTTTGGGTGACGGGGGCGGCAATCGGTATACCTTGTGCGGATCCGGATAGACATCGCCCGGCAGGATCACGATGGGCCAAGTGCTGGCGTAGCCCTGTACTGCCACTCGTGGCAGGCGCCTGGCGGTTCTGGCAGCATCCACAAAGCGCTCAGCCACCGTCTCGACTGTCCAGACTTCAACCATGGCCACCTCCCTTGGTCTGACCATGACCCTGGCCATAGAGCCGCTCGCCAATACTGCGAATGAGTTGGCGCTCCAGAAAGTCCAGGCGCTCATCTTCGTCTGAGATGACCAGGATATGCTGATCGCGCCATCCCTGGCGCTTGGTCGCCTCAACATCCATGGGAGTGGCTTGCATGCGCCCAAGGGGCGATGGGTAACGTGCTGGAGGGATCTTCATACCTGCCCTCCAAACGAAATATTCCGGTGCGCCGCTGGGAAACATTCAACAGCAGAGCAGATCGTCATTTCGACCGATAAGAAAACGGCTGATGACACAAAGGACGGTACAAAACATCCCTTCTCTATATCTGCGCCTGCGCGCCCGCGAGACAAACCAATGTAATGACTCGTCTGTCGTGTCGGAAAACCGATATCTGAAATCTTTTTCATTGGATTTCTCCCTCAGTCATCGTTGTACGGATAGGACCGCGAGGGCAAGGAAGTGGGCTGCTTGAGGTCAATGCCCCGAAAGCCACGCACCCCCATGGAGTTGCGCCACTTCTCGAAACGCCGGGCCAGCAAGGCATCAGAAAACCGGCGCTGCGTGCCCGTGTACTCGCCACTGATTTCAGACCACTGCTTCCAGTCGTTGAACAGCGTGGCCGTCAGCGCCGTGTCGTTCGCACCTTGTTTGCAACGCTCACTGATCCACCTGCCCATGGCGTCTTCGGCCTCGAAGTACTCCTCGGTGGCAGCCATCACAGACTTGGGCTGGCTCAGGCCTTGGCTTTGCCAGAGCAAGCAGCCCTGGACAGCCCAGGCCATGATCCCGTCACGCTCAGCCAGCAACTTTTCTGTGAGCAGCGGATCACGCTTTTCTGGAGGCACCGTGATCGTGAAGGGGATCAGGTGCATGCGCCGACGCATGGCCTCATCGATGTTGCGAATCGCGGGCTTGTGGTTGCCCGCAATGAGCAGCTTGAACTGTGGCGTGTAGGTAAAAAAGTCCTGGTGCATCAAGCGCGCCGTGATGTCATCACCACCCGTGATCGCCTTGATCTTGGACTCGTTCCAGCGCCTGCCCTGTTCCGTTTCGGTGGCCGAGACAAATCGGGCACCACGCAAGCCTGCCAGATCGGTGGGATGACGATCAGTGCGGGACTCCATGAAAGTGTCCATGGGGGCGTTGGCCGCGTAGTCGCCCAGCACCGTGGAGATCACGTTCACAAACACCGACTTGCCGTTCGCCCCTGTGCCGTACAAAAAGAACAGCGCATGCGTGCTGACATCGCCCGTCAGGCAGTACCCCACCACGCGCTGCAGGTAGTTCTGCAGTTCCTCATCGCCTCCAGTGACGTTGTGCAGGAAATTGCGCCAGACAGGACAGTCCCCGCGCGGTGTGGCCGTGGTCACCTTGGTCATGCGGCGATGACGATCATGTGGGCCACGGGTACCAGTGCGAAGATCAACAATGCCACCTGGTGTGTTCAAAAGCCATGCATACGCATCCCAGCCCTCGACCGTGGCTGTGTGCTGTGGATCCGTCCGTGTGATTCGCTCAACAGCCGAAATAGTGCCCGAGCTGGACAGGCGGCTCTTGACCTTGGCAGCGTCTGCAAGTCCTGCGGCCGTGCGACAAATCAGGCGTGAGAGATGCAGCACATACAGTGACTTGTCGATGTTCCAGCGAACGCCGTTCCACACAAACCACTTGCCCCATGGCGCGCAATAGCGCCAGTCCTCAGAAAACTGGTGCGTGAAGGCCCGGGCTAAACCATCTTCGGTCGTGTAATCGATCCCTTCGAGCAGTTCCATGGGCACATCAGGATCCACCGAAACAACCACCGGCATCCTCTCACCCACAGCCAAGAACCCAGCAATGTCAAAGCCATCACGAATGGCATCAGCCGCATCCCACCCATCGGGGTCCCCATCGGGCGGCTGCAAGATGGCACACGACGTGGCCCCAGCCTGCATCACCGCCTGTGAGGCCTGGTCTGCATAGAGCCAGCCCGGTTTATCCCGGTCAGGCCAGATGAGCACGCGCTTGCCCTTCAAGGGCGACCAATCGGTCTTGTCCACAGGCGCATTGGCACCGTGCATGGCCGTGGTGGCGCACACGCCCAGATCGATGAGCGCCTGGGCACATTTTTCTCCTTCAACCAGGACGACCTGTTCGGACTTGAGCATGCCCGGCTGGTTGTACAGCGGCCTGCGCTCGGGCGGTGCCATCTTGCGACGCAGAACATCCCAGGGCCGAAACGCCTTGCGCCCAGGTTCGGGGTCGTAGCGGTAGACCACGGCGATGAGCTTGCCACTGGTGTCCTGGTAATCCCACTTGGCTGTTACCGGTCCCAACTCATCCACGGCAGGCGCTTTGGCTTTGCTTGCAGAGTTCATACTGACGGGTACGGCCGAGACACGGGCCAGCCACTCGCGCGCATGATCAAGGACTTGCGGAAACTGCGCATGCACATCAAGACCGTAATAACGGGCAATCAGGTCAAATATGTCACCGCCCTCTCCGGTCGCGCGGTCGGTCCACAGCCCCGCCTTAGCGCCTGAGAGCACCAACTCCAGACTGCCGCCTGGTCCACCCAGCGCATCGCCCACGAAAAACTTGTTCTGACGCTGCTTGCCCGAGGGCCAGATATGATGGATCAGCTGCTGCATCCGCTCATTCAGAGCAGTGCGTATGGTGTCCTTCTCTCTGGCCACTTCAGAGCCCTCTGCGGATGTTTTTCTGTTTTTCCAGATATGGGCATCGTTGAAATCAAGCATGACGACCTCCCACCTGGGTTGCCCCCAGCACCTGTCCGTGAGCAGCCTGCTTCGCCTTGTACTCGAGCTGCCACTTGTGCACCTCTCGAATCCGATAGCGCACCATGCGGTTGATGCAGTAAAAGGGAATCCCTAGGGCAGTACGTTTGCGGCGGTCGCTAAAGTAGTGCAGCGGCAGGTTCAAAGCCACCGCGACTTGCTCTGCGGTAAAGAGCCGCTCATGGAGTGCTTCCAGGAGCTGCGGCCTTGACATCATGTCGAGGGAATTTTCGTGTTTGATCGTTTTCATGAAAAGTCATCCCTGCAGGCGGCGTTAACCACCCGCATTCATTGGTTGAAAAATTGGATTTAGAAAGAGCTCAGCGTGAAGGCTGCGCATCCAGATGCATGCGAACGCTCGCAAACTTGCTGCGTTCGTGTTCTTGGACCATGGCCTCAACATAAGTTGTGACTACGGCGTTAATCAGCCTGAGGGCTTCGTGCTCGGTGTAGCTGCCAAGCGGTCGATCGATCCCGATCGCACTGGCGGCCTCTCCCAGTGGCTTGAGGCATTGCTGCATGGCGGCCAGTTCAACATCGCTGGGATCAATCACACCGTTCTCCGTAGGCAACCGGCCATCGCGCTCGATGGCTCGGACGCCTGCCACGTAGAGCCGGTGAAAACATGCCTGGCAACGCTGAGAACAAAACACCCAGTCGATCGGATACCGACGGCGATGGCCAACCTTGAAGCGAAGGTCGACATGGCCATACCCTCTGGCCTGACGGCAACACACCCAGCATTTCATGCGGCCCTGCCATCACTGAGCCCATGCCGGACGGCCTTGCACACCGCTCACACGCGGTGCGTAGCCGGACTGGTTGGTTGACACGACAGGTGCCCCGGTCATGGGCGCTGCTGCCGCTGGCGCCCCACCCGAGCCATGGCCACCACCCGAGCCACCTTCGCGCGGATTCCTGGATTGAATCAGCTCTGCATAGTCCTGATGGTCAGGCTCGATCACCAATCGGATGGTGTTGCGATGCTCATCCCTGCCGTCTTTTTCGATGCCAATGCGGGCGGCGAATTCAGCACCGTCAAGCTCCCCAAAGCTGCGGATCTGGCGGGCACGCTGCGCCTCGGGTGAGTTGTCATCCGGATGGATGTTGCGCGAACTGTTGAGCACCGCCTTGATGAAGCTGCGCCCCATCTGCGCCCAGGTCGGCCCTTTGTTGGAGTGCAGGCCGACGTTGCTCCAGATCTTGCGTTTGGCAAACGGGCCTGTGAGCAGCACGAATTCGCAAGACAGGAACACTGCGCCGGTTTCGTCCGAGGCTGTGGCGTAGCCACCCGTCCAGCCCTTGCTGGCGTCGTCATGGCCACCGGGTTTGATGGCCATGCGCACCAGGGCCTGGGTGCCTTTGGGGATCAGGTTGAATTCGCCTTGCTGGGCTTCGGCATCATTGAAATCACACCAGGCGGCCAGTGCATCGTGGGTTGCGGGGTGGCCATAACTTGCGGCCTGATCGTAGGTATCGTGGTTCATTCTTGAAATTCCTGTGGATTAAAGTTGTGACATGCGCTGCGGTGGAATCGAGCTCAAAGCTGGACTTCACCCACCCAGCGGATCTGGAAAGTGGGCTCGGTAATCAGTTCCTTGCGGGCTGGCTGAAAAGCCGCACGCAGCAACGGGTGCCAGCGGGCATAGTCCTGCTCGGCCACAGAGAACTGGACTTGCATGAAGTCCTGGACACGGTCACCGGCCACCACCATCCGCTCAGCGATCTGGGACAGGTGCTGCTGGTCCCAGACAATTTCTTTGGGGCTTGAGACATCGATCTGCAAGTCGCCATCGTCAATGCGGAACTTGGTTGCCTCCTCCTGGCCCAGGCTTTCGGCGTGACGGATCTGGTCGGCATAGCGGATTTCCATGGCCCGGTTGATGCGGCCACGCATCTGCTGCGTCCAGTCCTGTAGCTGCTGCACTGCGTTGCTGAAATGGGCCAGCTGGTCTTTGGGCAGACGGCTGATCTGGCTTTCGGAGAGGTCGGGCAACGCCGCCTGTTGCAGTTGAAGATGATTCATACGCCACTGCCTCCAGTGACTGCACGCTGCGACGTGGAGACGTGCTGAACACACATTTCAAAGGCGATCACGGCATTGAGCGGATAGTTCACCCGCTTTCCCAGTTTCAGGTAGCTCGGACCTCGCCCCTCCATACGCCAGCGCTGCAGCGTCTTGGGATTCATGCCCCAGCGCCAAGCCAGGTCCGTCTCGCTCAGGTTAAATGTTTCAGGGGTGGGTGGCAAAACGGCATATGCGCCCTTGCGGGCTGGTGCCGTGGGTGCTGTTGTTGCTAGCAGCATGGTGACTCCTTTCAAGAGTTGAGGGACAACGCTGCTATTTCAGGAAATCAATAAAGAACTGTTAATGAACTGAATAAAGAACTTTGGCGATATCTCCAGTTCTTTAATCCCAGCCTGGACTCCCTCACACCAGGAAAATGAAATTAATCGCTAATATATGCACTACTATGCTGCATAAGCAGCTTTAAAGCACCGCTTATATGAAAACCTCATCCCCTGCGCCTTTGCCCGTCGTGCGCAGCCTCAATCGCCTTGGACAGGCGATCTCGCTTGGTTGACGTCAACTATCCTGACCGCTCGGCGACAACTATCCTGGCCGGTGGAAGCGGGGAATAAACTGATCGGGTTACTTTTTTGAGCTGACCTTTCTCACCGGTGTGGCCATGGCCTGCGCCGAGCGCCTGCGGTAACTCTCCACATTCATCTCCAATATCGTGGAGTGATGCACCAAGCGGTCCACTGCCGCTATCGTCATGGCCGGATCTACAAACACCTCTCCCCACTGCGAGAACGGCGTGTTGGCCGTGATGGCCAAGCTCTTGCGTTCATACCGCTCAGAGATCAATTCAAACAACACCGATGTTTCGGCTTGGTCACGGCGCACGTAGCTCAAGTCGTCCAGAATCAACAAATCAAACCTGTCCAGCTTGGCCAACTCCTGCGGCAGCCGTAGATCACGCCTGGCCGCCTGCAAGCGTTGCACCAGATCCGAGCAGCGTGTGAACAACACCCGCTTGCCTGCGTCAATCAAGGCATGGCCCAAAGCACTGACCAAGTGGCTCTTGCCCACCCCGGGCGGGCCGAACAACAAGACATTCGCACCCCGGTCAAGCCACTCTGTCCCTTCGCTCAATGCCATCACCTGCGCCTTGGACACGCTGGGCACAGCCGCAAAGTCAAAGCTCGACAGGCGCTTGTCTGGCCCCAGTCCCGAGTCGTGGCGATGTCGGTCTATGCGCCTGCGCTCCCTCTCGTTGATCTCGTGCTCCAGCAACGCTTCCAAAAAGCGGTGTGCAGGCCAGCCTTCCAAGTCGGATTGGGCGCACAGATCCCCAGCCAAACGCTTGACCGTTGGCAACCTCAAGTCGGTCAGCATCAGGCCCAGCCGAGCTGATGTGGTGGCCCAGGTAGTTGTCGCCGTAGTTGTCGTTTTGGGCTTTGTAATTGACACCTCGTTCATGCTGCCACCCCAAACAAATCGTCATAACCGGCCAGCGTGGGCAGCGTGACCACCACCGACGGCACATTCGCGCGGGGTGGCTGCAGCAGCAGGCTCAAAGCGCTCAGGTCTGGCAACTGGTCCAGCTCGATCAACTGCTGCAGTTCCTGGGCCAATTGCGCCTCGTGCCCGTCAGCGGCCAGCGCCAGTAAGCCGACCATGGTTTTGCAGGCCTCGAGCTCGGGCCTTTGCGCCGACAACCGCTCCCACGTTTGGCGGTACACCGCACGGGGGAATGCCGCATCGCGCAGCACCCAGCGGGCAAACGCACCGGGCTTGCGCTTCAAAGCGCCCACCAAGTGCCTGTAATCAATGCTGCGGCCAACGCGCTGGCCCTCTACAGGCTTGGCCCTTGGCAAACTGACCACGCATTGCCCACCGAGCCAGCCTTCCACATGCTGGGCGTATTGGCGCACCATCAGCCGGTGGCCAATGAGTTGACTGGGCACGCTGTAGAGCACGCCTTTGAGAGTGAAGATGGCGAATTTGCTCACCCGGGCTGGGATCTCTTCAAACTCTGCTGTGCGGCGCACGGGCAAGGGCTTGAGCACGGCCCGCTCAGCGGCCAGCAGTTTGACCACGCGCGCATTCATGCGTTGCACGACGGTATCCACAAAGGCCTCGTAATCGACTCGCGTCTCAAAGCTGCGGGTGCCGCGCAGACGCAGCGCCTGGTCCAGTGCTTTCTTCAAAGAGTTGTTGCGCGCCTCAATGGAGCCGTTCTCGTTGGATTGCCCGGGGTTGCAGCGGGTCGGGCGAAGACCATAGTGCAGGCACAGATCGCTGTAACGCTGGGTCAGCTCCTCTTGCTCAGCCAAGTTATTGAAGGCGGCTGAGAGGCTGTCGGTGCGGTGCTCTTCTGGCGAGCCGCCCAAGGCCCAAAGCGCCGCCTGCAAACCGGTGGACAGCGCCAAGAAGCTCTCGCCGGTGTCAATGACCGTGACGTGCCGCCAGCCGGAGTGGGCCAGCGCGAATTGGTACAGGCGGTGCTTGAACGGGGCACCGGCAATCTCCACATCCAGCGCATCGGCCACGGTGAAGTCGGAGATGCCTTGTCGCCCGGGCGGGTGCTCTTGGGCAAAGTAGACCTCTCGCTCGGCACCGAACTGGGCACGCCACAGGCGCATGCGCCGCTGCAAGGTGCGCAGCACGCGGGTGTCCCACTGGTCTGGGTGGCGGCGTTGGAGTTCTTCGAGCAAGGTGACGGCGTTGAGATGTACGTCGGTTTGAAGCAAAGGCACGATCTCGCTGTCCCAAACCGCATTCAACGGATCTTGTCTGGTGCGCCAGTTTCGTTTGGGGCGCTGGGAGGGCAGGCTTGGGGCTTGCTCGATGCGCCTGGCGCTGCGCTCGCTGATGCCAGCTTTGGCGGCGGAGGCCACTTGGCTGAGTTGGTTGCGGTGTTGCTTGTACTTGTGCACTTGGTGGTCCGTGATTCTCTTGCCGGGCATGCCGCCTACCTTCGATTTGTCTCGAAGGCTCAACGGTAGCCCCGCCTCCCGGACCCGCCCGGAACAGGCCTCTAACCGGCCAACATAGTTGTCGTCAACCGGCCAAGGTAATTGTCGTCAAACACTCGCTTGCACGTCGCCGCAGGCACCTGACGCAGCAGGATCTGGCTGAACGCATTGGCACGTCCAGCCACACCGTGCGCCGCATGGAAGCAGGGCACCCCGGAACTGCCCTGGTTAATTTCGCAAGAGCCATGCAGGTGTTCGGTGAACTTGGCAAGCTCGATCAGTTACTCGACACCTCTCAGGACACCATCGGCCTGACTCTGATGGACGAGAAATTGCCCCAACGTGTACGTAAGCCCCGAAAGACATCTGAGACAGGGGCGTTCTGATGTCAATAAAACGGCCAAATTAGGTGTCGTTTGAATTTACAAATCGAAAGCGTATGCCGTCGCAATCCTACCCATGGCTTGCAACTGTTCAGGGCGATTCAATGTGACGATTGCTTGGGCAAAAGTCCGCAAATCAGCACTGAGTTGTTCGGGCAAATCAATCACTTGACCTGGCTGCAGCAGAGCTGACAACTGGATGATGTCGGTCAGGTGCTTGTTGATCTTTTTGGAGTCAATCACCTCACCCTGACGCACTCGCTCGTTCATTTCCAACCAAGCCACAGCCTTGAGTGGAATCAGACGATCTTCACCCACCCAGGACGGCATGCCGTGCTTGCTCTTGCGGCCAGCGAGCACGAACCGGTAATACTCGTCATTCAGCAAAATGGCTGACAAGCTAGAAATCTGCTCATCCATCGGGATGGGCGTGAGATGGCCAGGTGGGACAAAGCTCAAACCGTCTGGCACACGCGAGAACAGCTCCAGCATGTGCGGGAAGTCTTCGTCTTGGGGCTTTTGGAACCTGTACAGGCAGGGCTTTTGCGCAGGATCACCCTCCTTTTGCTGGTAGCCCCCGGCTTGCACGAATTCCCAAAATTTCTGGCCAAACGCAGGCGTTAAAACCTCTACATGCAAAACGATGTCCAGATCCTTGGTGCCCCTGAATGGCAGCCCCGCCTCGGTCATGGTGATCGAAGCTGCTGTCCCGCCGATGAGGACGTACTGGCTCTCGAAGTCTTTGAACCACGCCTGAAAAATCGCCAACCCTCTCACCACAGAAACTTCTCCTCAATCTCATCGAGCGCCATCTGGATCCGGTCATCACGGTTGTCCCTCAGGCTGAGCCACAAAGACAAGGGATCCACGGTCTTTTCCTTCGCTTGCATGCCGGGCTCATAGCGCCACACCTGCACGGCCATGCCATCGGCAATTTGCCGTGGTTCAAAGAAGATGCCCGCCTGCAGGGCACGCTGCCCTGCCTCAGCCGTCATGGCAATCACTGGCTGTTGCGGCTCATTGATCATGGTCAGGCGTGCCAATGCGCTCTCGCCAGCCCAACGTGCGCCCGTCACTTCAAGAATGCGACGATCGTAGGTCCACTTGGTTTTGATGACCGGAGTGCGCAGGTGGGGCTTGGCCTTTTCCCAAAGTTCACGGCGCGTTCCATTGAGCTTGAGGTGTTTGGCCCGGCCTCGCACCTCCAACTCAAACAGCTTGAATTGCAGCAACTCTCGAATGGCCCGGGTGGCTGTCATACCGGCATAACCAAGAGCGGCTGCCTCTTCAAACGGATGCCAGGTTTCAGTGACCGGATGGTGATTCAAAAACCAGATCAAGAGGGCCTGCGTGGCCGGGCTGGCCAGTTCTTGCTCCCGACGAGGTTCAGCACCAAAGCGCTCGGTCAAGATCATCCCCATCTGCGGTGCGAACAGTTGTCGGTCCGGAACCACGAAGGCCACACCATGCGCAATCAGCTGCTTGCGCTCACCGGGGGCCACGTCTGGCAAAGCGATGATGACCGGTGCGTGCAACAACTCCCGCAATCGCTTTGCATGTTGGTCTAGTTGCTGTGCAGCCAGCGGCTGACGCCCTTTGACACAAGCCAGTGTGATTGGCTGTCCCAGCAGTTCGCCGGGCAAGACCTCATAGCCGTCCTGAAGAAAATACGGCAGTTGAGCGGTCTTCCCATTGGAAGCTACACGCACGCTTTCTCCTCCGAGCACCTGGTTCAGGTACCGGACAGTTTGCTGGGGAAGAGTCGCGTCTAACATGGGAACGGAATCTAACATTGCTGATGTTAGAAGTCAAATTTCTTGTTAGATACTGCATTCAAAGGCTTGACGACTCCGCCCAATCCAGCCGATACAGGCCCAATCTGCGTTGTCGCTTGACCAACTGCTCATAGGCTTGCAAAGGCCCCTCGTACACCGGGTCACCCCGGTTTGCCGCCTTTACCTTGAACACGTCAATGGGCCGGGCACTGTCCAGGCCCGCCTCGCGCATCAAAAATTCGGCCGACTGCGCCTCATGCCGGTGTTTCCAGAGCGCAACAAACAACTGGGCCTGAGCATCGGTCAACCGGATCGGACCATGCGCCCAGCCCGGAAGGTGCACCCAGGCAAAGTCCGCACTGAACGGTCCGTGGACAGCGACCGGGGTGGATGAGTCACTGGCATTTGCAATCGCGCCCCAATCGTCTTCGAACAAGCGCAGGGCCATGCCATGCAAGGCGAACCGGTCCTCCAGTTGCCACCAGGTGGCGATTCCTACCAGTGGATCAACGGGAATTTTTCCCAAAGGCCTGGGGGTCATAACCCAGCTTTGACTGCGCGGCTCCGGCCCATGGAATATCCGCAGGCCATGGCGCTCCACCAAATCAATCCGGCGTGCCAGCACCACGCTGCGCTTTTTGTAACGTCCGATGTCCCATACCCCGTCTGTGATTTGGGTGATGGACGCATGCGGGGCGATGTCCATGGCACCGCGCAATTTGCGCATCAACCACTCATCATTGAGTGCCCAACTGCGCTGGCTGGCCGGATCCAGCCGAAACGGACCACAATCCGGACACTGCACCATCAAGCCCTCAGCGCTCCTGAAAATCAGGCCACGGTACATGCCGCAAAACGCACATTCGGCATCACGTTGATTGACCAGGCCCATCGTGACGGCTTTAGCCTCCTTCAAGATCGCCAGTGCGGAAACCTCCTCAGCACGCAGATGGCACTCCAGGACTGGTCCCCCTCGAACGAACAACTGGGCGGCCAGATTGAAGGCTTGCTGGTTATGCGTCAGCTTCATTCACGCCCCTCAATCGAACAAGTCAGTGGCCATCCCGGATGCCATTTCCCGCACCCGATCAAGCTTGAACACCTGCTGTGATTTCAGGATCCCGAGTTGCACCAGGTAGCCCTCGATTTGCGTGCGAAGCTCTTCATCGAACTTGTGCAGGTTCAGCCGGCCCTTACTGGTGAGCTCCACACTGATCACAGAACAGCGGCTCTTGCCCTGCATCGGCGCAAGGTAGAAATTGAGCACAGCCGCCTGGATCATCCAGCCCCGGGTGAGCGGATTGACTGAACCCAAATACTCTTCCAACAAATCGGTCACGCAACGCTGATCGTTGGCGGCCCGGACGGTGCATTCAAGTTTGAGTTGCCCGCAATCGCTGACCACGCTGACACTCTTGACCTGCAGGCCCACAAAGCCGTCCTCGATCGCCTGAGGAATGTTCATCCCCAAGCGCAAGACCGACAGGTTCAGCTGCGGCGTCTGGATGCGCTGAGCATCGGCATCCACACCCAGCATGTGTCTGGCAAAGGCTTCGCATAACATGGTGTGGTACTTCGCGCCGCCCCGGATGATGGTGCGGGCCACACCGGTGCTCTGGGCGTACTCCAGCACCATGTGGATGTTGGGACTGCCCACGCGTCGCTGCAACTGACTGCCCTCGAACTCGAGCTTGGCCGTGGCCAGGTCCTTTGCATGGATCGAGATCAGTTGGGTGCCGCGTGCGCGGTCCAACACGTTGACCACACACACCTCGCCACAGCCCAGCTCCCGTTGGTAGAACCCTTTGATGGCCTCGCCGAAGGCTGCGATCGAGGCGTCATCGCGCTGGATAGCACGCTTGATGCCCAGGTCATGCTGCTGAGCTTGCTGCCCATGATGATCGAGGTACTCGATTTCGGTCGCCGCCTCAAACAGTACCGGATGGTGAACATACAGCCAAAACGCTCGGTGCAAATCGCTTTTGCAGGCGATGAGCCCCATCAATTCCGTGGGCCGGTAATGCGCCGCCTGAAACATGGCCTGCTTGCCCAGGGGATGGGCCAGTAGAGTGCTGGCGTGTAAACCGGCCACGATGCGGTCACGCATCAGCGGCGCAAGGTGACTTTGGATGAGTCCAATCAGTTTTCTGGAAGTGTGGACGTCGTCACTCCATGCCCACCCCTCTGGCAAGGGCAAGGCATGACGCTCCATGAAGGTTTTGAGGGTGTCGTCGACCGGTAGGCGCAAAAGGATGTCGGCGTAGGTCTGGGGTTTGCTCATTGCAAGTCTCCTTTGTTGTTGTTTGTGATTCGGCAATGAAGCGTCTCAACCCCTGACTCTGGCGGTTTGGGGTTTGTATGAGTTTTGCTGGATTGCTGGATAAATATACAGCTTTTGACGAGTTTGTCAAAACCGCTGCTGATGGCCGCATGGATCAAGGCTGGCAGCTCGAAATCCTCGATTTCATGGGCTTTTCCAACTCGTGTCCCTCTAAAACACGTTACAGCTGGAGGGGGTCGCGCCTACGATTTGTAGACAGTTTTTTGACGCAATTCCTATCCATGACAGACCCACTGAACCCCTCTACAAGCCGCCCTGGCCACCGCTGCGAAAAAAGCGGTTTCCTCTCCCTGGCACAAATCAGCGAACTGATGGCCCAAGCCGCCATCAGTCAACACCAAGTGCTGACCGAAGCACACAGCAGTCAGGTTTATGCCACTGACATCGACGAGTTCGTGGACATTCATGCCTGGCAGAGCGTGAATGTGAACCCGTCTACAGACCAAGGATTTCACAAATGAAAAACCGTTCCATCACGCCGCGCGAGCAACGCAGCCAAGACAAGCTCAACGCTGTGCAGCACCAAGTCTCAAGTCTGCACGCGATGAAAACGCCCGATCTTTGGAAAGTCTGGGATTTGCATTTTTCTCGTCGCCCGGAGCACACCAATCGCAAGTTCCTGACCTCGCGCCTGACCTACCGACTCCAAGAGCTGGCCTTTGGCGCCCTGCCGCAATCCACGCGGGAAAGACTGGCTGACTGCGGCCAGCACCTCTCCAACATCAAGAGCAAGACCCCGGCCAAAGCGGTGGCCATGCCGGGTGCCACGCTGGTGCGGGAATTCGATGGCAGGCAACACCGGGTGCATGTGCTGTCTGACGGCCGTTACGAATACAACCAGCAGATTTACGGCAGCCTGTCAGCGATCGCCAAAACCATCACCGGCACGCAATGGTCTGGACCGGCGTTTTTTGGCGTCAAGAATATGGCGGGTGGCAAATGAACATGGCAACTCCAAAACGTTGTGCGGTCTATTGCCGCGTTTCTTCAGACGAGCGACTGGATCAATCCTTCAATTCCATTGACGCCCAGCGTGAGTCGGGACTGTCCTTTGTGATGAGTCAGCGGCAAGAGGGCTGGGAGGCGGTACAAAACACCTATGAGGATCCTGGCTATTCGGGCGGAAACATGGAGAGGCCTGGCCTCAAGCGTCTGATGATCGACATCAAGTCAGGACTGATTGACATGGTCGTGGTCTACAAGATTGACCGCCTCTCCCGCTCCCTGACCGATTTCGCCAAGATGGTGGAGATCTTTGACAAGCACAAGGTCAGCTTCAGTTCGGTGACCCAGCAGATCAATTCGTCCACATCAACGGGCAGACTGATGCTCAACATGTTGCTGTCGTTCGCCCAGTTCGAGCGCGAGGTGACAGGCGAGCGTATCCGCGACAAGATCGCCGCGTCCAAGCGCAAGGGGCTGTGGATGGGCGGTCCCGTACCGCTGGGATACCGGGTAGAAAACCGGCTGCTGCTGATCGATGAGAAGGAGGCCCAAACCGTGAGGTGGATCTTCGACACCTACGCCAGCACGGGCTCAACCACGCAGATGGTCCAGCAGATGAAGGCGCAGAATCTGTTGACCAAGTCGGGACGGAGTTTTTGCAAGCAGTCGCTGTACAAGGTGCTGCACAACCGGGTGTATTTGGGCTTGCTGGCGCACAAGGGTGAATACTTTGCCGGAGCCCACGCCCCGCTGATTGAGCAGGCTCAATGGGACCGCGTGCAACAGTTGATGGAACGTCCCAGCGAGGAGAAGGCCAAGGCCACATGGTCTTTGAAAGCACGAACCCAGTTTCTGCTGCGCGGTTTGGTCTACAGCCCAGCCGGAGACCTGTACCTGCCCATGGCCACGCAAAAGAAATCGGGCAAGGTCTACCGCTATTACGTGCACAACCGAAAAATGCACGAGGGAGCCAGTCAAAGCAATATTTCAAACCAACCGGCTGAGCCGGTGGAGCAGGAGGTCACGCGGCAAGTGCTGGATTTCCTGCGCTCAGGGACGATGCTCAACCAGTACTGGCATCGGATCCAGGCACTCAACCCTGGTATTCCAGAGTCTCAGGCGGTTGTGCTGATCCTGCAACATACCGCCGACATTTGGGACAGCTACTTTGATCAGGTCAAAAGCCACATCATCCGCAGCCTGGTTGAGCGGGTCACGCTGCACAATGACGACACGCTCGAGATCAATTGGCGGACACAGGATTGGCTGTCCCTGCTCAACACCATGAAACCGGGAACCGTGGGCGCAGAGAAGTTGGCGATGGAGATGGCGGCATGAGTACGATGAACCTCAGTCGGGGTGCGGATGGCAGCGATCTTCGGATCTCCACGCGCGGCCCGTTCAAGCTCAAACGACGTCCTGGCCGAAAAACGCTGGTGATGGCCCCAGAGTCGGCGGAGGGTTTTTTGGCCGAATTCGAAGAAGACAAGAGCAGCCAGATCGCCCTGTTTCAGGGGCTGGCTCGGGCCTATTACTGGCAGCGCCTGCTCGATGCAGGCGAAGTCAGCAGCGGCTCAGAAATCGCCAAACTCGAGAACCTCACGTCGAGTACGGTCAACGAACTTTTGCGACTGACGCTACTGGATCCCTCACTGGTGCTGGATATTTTGGAGGGAAAACAGCCGCAGCAGGCCAACATGATGTGGTTCACACGGAACGCTCTCCCAGATCTTTGGCATGAGCAATTCATGTCGAACCAGGCCTGCTGAGGCAACGCAAGCCGACTCTGAACCAAAGTTCACTCAGCAGCGGATGCAGCCGTTCAAGGCTCCGTGCCGCAGGACTCAGTTCCAGACAAGTGCGGAACCTGATCTGCACGCCGCTCTTAGTTGCCCCTCATCACAAAATTAAATATTGACGACATATTCTTGTTTTATGTAAAATGTTTGCGACATATTGCGAGTTCCACGCGCGAACCTGATCAAAGAAATACGACATGAGCTTCCAGAATTTATTTAAAAACCAACGACAAATTGAACGTTAAAAACAAATAAAAACAACATTCCAGCGCCAACCACAGCCCCAGCACAAAAAATGCCGACACCCGACGACTCCCTCTTGCTATACGCTGAGCTTTCTCCGGCGCAAATCAGAGCGACCCAGCGTCGGTTGCGAGAAGGGACCCTCAAGCGCATTGCTGCGGGCGTGGTGACAAGTCTTCCCGAGGAAGCATGGCCTGCCTTGATTGCCCGCGAACGCATTCGTGTCCTGGCAGCGCTCTACCCCAAGGCTGTCGTGGGGCCGCGCAGCGCCTTCCATGGCGGGGTGCCAAACGATGGCGTGATGTACCTCACGTACTCTTATACAAAACGGGTGGATCTGCCCGGCATGACCGTTCAGTTGGTCGCTGGTCACGGCCCCACGCAAGGCGACGCACCGATGATGGGCAGAGCGTTGTACTTTCCTTCAATGCCTCGAGTCCTGTTGGAGAACCTGACCATCTCACGTGGCAAGGTGCAAAAATCAGTCGGGAAGGCTGATGTCGAACAGCGCCTCATCGACACCTGTGAAGCCCGAGGCGAGGAAGCGCTCAACACCCTTCGTGACCAGGCTCGAGCATTGGCTCCATCGTTAGGCCTGGAGCGCGAGTTAACCATGCTTGATGGCCTCATTGGTGCAGTACTGGGCACGAGAAAGACAGCGATGTCCACTGCCACCGGTAAAGGGATGATGGCCCACATTCCTTACGATGCCAATCGCTTTGCTCTGTTTGAAAAATTCGCAACACAGTTGCGTTCGGTACCACTGAAGCAACCTCCCGCAGTGGCAAAGAGCGAACGAGCTCGCCTGAATTTCGCTTTCCTGGAGTCGTACTTCAGCAACTTCATCGAGGGAACCGAATTCGATGTCACCGAGGCTCGGGGCTTCGTCCTGGAGGGCAAGCCCATCACTGAACGCCCTAAAGACTCGCACGACATCATCGGTGTCTTCCGGCAGGCCATCAATCCAGGATGGGCGAACCAGACGCTCGGCTCAGGTGAGTCTGTCCTGACTCAACTGCGTGAGCGCCATGCCGACCAGATGAAGGAGCGGCCAGAGGTAGGACCTGGAGAATTCAAGACGCTGGCCAATCGGGCTGGCAATACGGAATTCGTGGCTCCGAAATTTGTTCGAGGCACCCTGGTCGAAGGCTCGAAGCTACTTCCATCCGTTCCCCCGGGCACGGCCAGAGCGCTGATGGCGATGTTCCTCGTCTCCGAAGTCCACCCCTTCACCGATGGCAACGGACGCCTGGCTAGGCTTGTGATGAATGCAGAACTTTCGGTCGTCAACAGTTGCCGAATCATCGTGCCAACGCTTTTTCGGGAAGAGTACCTGGACTGTCTTCGTGTCCTGACGCGTGAAGGTAATCCCAGTCCCTTTCTGGACGCCATGCAATGGATTTGTCAGTGGACCGCTGCCTTTGACTACGAGGACCTGGACAAGGTCATCGCAGATATGCAACTGTGCAATGCATTCGAAAAATCACGCGTTCAGCACAAGTTGCTCTTTCCACCGAAGACTTGA